TGGCATTTAGAACATCCTGAAGACCCAGAGTGGGATGACCCACCTATGAAAAAAAAGGTTGCATACTGGAGAACTTAATGTTATAATATGCATTAAAGGGGAAAAATGTCAATATTAAAAACAGGGACACAATTCATTAAAAATTTATTTATTAATAAACTAACTGCTTCTGATTTAAATAATTACAGAAGAAGTTGTAATGCACACTATGATGATGTGTGTATGTAAAGGGGATAATTAATGGCAATAGAAAAAAATCCATTTGATAAAATAGAGGAAACAATATCAAACGTAGTAAAGCTTCCAGAACAAATTAAAGAAGCAGCAGGCTCACCAACTTTTGAAGCAGATGATGATGGGGGAGTTACTGTAGATTTTACTGAAGTCAATATTGAAATGGAACCTGAAAGTGAAATGCAAGAATGGTTTGGCAATATTGCTGATACTTTAGATGATGATAAATTAGTTAAAATAGCAGAAGATGTAATTAATAATTATACAGCAGACAAAGATTCTAGAGCTGAATGGGAATCTATGTTTGAAAGAGGATTTGATTTACTAGGATTAAAAATACAAGATACTTCTGAACCTTTTGAAGGTGCATGCACAGCAGTACATCCTATGTTAATTGAATCAGCAGTTAAGTTTCAATCAAAAGCAATACAGGAAATGTTTCCTGCAAATGGTCCAGTTAAAACTCAGATATTAGGAAAGGCAACTCCTGAAAGAGAGTTACAAGCTAATAGAGTAAAAAACTTTATGAACTATCAAGTAACAGAGCAGATGCCTGAATACTTTGATGAGTTTGAAAGAATGTTATTTCATTTACCTTTAATAGGTTCTGCATTTAAAAAAGTTTACTATGATGCTAATTTAAAAAGACCAGTATCAGAATTTGTCCCTATAGACCAATTTTATGTTTCTTATTATGCTTCTAATTTACGTAAAGCAGATAGATATACACATGTTATTTATAGAAGTCCAGTAGACTTAGATAAAGATATGCGTACAGGTATTTATGACGATATAGATTTACCTGAAGCAACTTATCCTAGCCCTACATCTTTATCAGAAAAAATGGATACTATTTTAGGATTATCTCCTACAGATAATAGTGACCCACAATATACATTATTAGAACAACATTGTTATTTAGAAATAGATGAAGAGTATGCTCTTCCCTACATTGTTACTGTGGAAGAGCAATCTAGAACTATTTTAAGTATTAGAAGAAACTATAATAAAGAAGATAAACAACAACAAAAGATTTCCCATTTTGTCCACTACAGATTTGTTCCTGGATTTGGATTTTATGGGTTTGGCTTGATGCACTTTCTAGGCAATCTTACTATGACTGCAACAGCAGCTATGAGAAGCTTAGTAGACGCAGGTCAATTTGCAAACTTACCAGGAGGTTTTAAAGCAAAAGGTGTTAGACTTGTTGGAGATAATGAACCAATAAGTCCTGGTGAATTTAAAGAAATTGAAGCAACTGGAGTAGACCTTAGCAAGGCAATTATTCCTCTCCCCTATAAAGAGCCTTCCTCTACTTTATTTCAGATGCTAGGTTTCGTTACAGCAGCAGGACAAAAATTTGCTGATAGCACAGAACAAATTGTTTCTGATGCTAAATCTTATGGTCCTGTTGGAACCACTATGGCTTTATTAGAAGCTTCTAGTAAATTTTTCTCAGCTATACATAAACGATTGCATAAATCACAAAGAGAAGAATTTAAAATTCTTGCTCGTATAGATTCAGAATATTTACCTATGCAGTATCCTTATGAAGTACCTTATGCTGAACAAAGTGTGTTTAAGAAAGATTTTGATGGAAGGGTTGATGTAATCCCTGTCTCAGACCCTAACATTCCTTCTAATGCACATAGGATGATGTTAGCCCAAATGGCTCTCCAAATGGCACAACAATCCCCTCCTGGTATGTTTAATATAGAAGCATTAAATAGAACAATTTTAAATGCTGCTAATATGCCTAATATAGAAGAAATACTTCCACCTAAAAAAGAACCACAACAGATGGACCCAATATCAGATATTATGGCAGCAACAAAAGGTATTCCAATAAAAGCATTTGAAGGTCAAAATCATGATGCTCATATTCAAACAAAGATGGCATATTTACAAGACCCTCAAAATGGTGCTAATCCTATTATGGCTAGACTAAGACCAATATTAGAAGCTAATATACAAGAACATTCTGTAATGAAATATCAAGAACAAGTAAATGGTATTACAAGAATGGGACTAGAACAATTACCACCAGAACAATCACAGGTAGCTACAATAGCAGAGATGGCTATGGCTCAAGCAGCACAACAAGTATTAAATGCTAATCAAGCTTTAGGTCAAGCACAGTCACCTGAACAACAATTAGTTGCATTAAAACAAGCTGAAGTAGGATTAAAAGAAAAAGAATTAAAAATGGAAGAAGCAAAACTATCTGTAGAATCTTCATTAGATGCTCAAAAGCTACAGCTTGAAGAAGCTAAGTTAATGAAAGATGCAGGAGTTGCAGGACAGTCTGCTATATTAAGAAAAGAAAAAGCTGACCTTGATAGACAAAGTAAAGAAACTATGAAACTACTAGATTTATTAGCAAAGTCAGAGATAGCAGAACAAAAGTCACAAATAGATTTAGAAAAAATACGAGCACAATCTTTAGAAAAAGTTATGAATATGGAAAACTTAGATGAAAGAGAAAGAAGTATGAAACTATTAGATGTAATGTCTAAAGCTATTATGCAAGATGCTCAACAAGAATAACTAGGGATATTTTATGCCTGTCGACTGCCCTAGCAGACATGCCAAGACGACAGGTTAATTTTATTTAAGGAGAATAAATTATGGCAAATACAACTTTTAGTGGACCAATTAGGTCTGAAGAGGGTTTTAAATCAATAACTAAAAACTCAAGTACAGGAGCAATAACAGAAAATATTACTTATGGTAATAATGGTTTAGTAGCAACTCCAGTAGTATTAGATGATGCAAATACAAGTTTAACTGCTGCTGATAATGCAGGAAGAGTAAATATTATTCCAGACGTAACAGGAAATAGAATATATACTTTACCTTCACCATCTGCAGGATTATACTTTAAATTTATTTATGGTGGTGTAGCTGCTGATGCTTCAAATCCAATAATATCTACAGGAGCAGATGCAAACTTTATATCTAGAGGTGGTATTGTTTTTCATGATATAGATGGTAATGCAATATCTTCTGTTTTTCCAAATGGTAGTTCAAATTCTAAATTAACAGTTAATGTTCCAGAATCAATAGAAATTAATTTTCTTGCATTAGATTCTACTAACTGGGCTATTTGGGGTTATGTAGCTGCAGATACTATTCCTGCATTTGCAGACCAATAATAACTAATTTATACTGGGTGGTGATTATACTGCCCAGTATTTTTTTATAAGGAGTAAGATGGAAGCATCTGGAGAAGCTCTTCGTAAATTTGATGAAGAATTAAATTTACTAAGAAAAAATATAGCTAATGGTCAAGCTGACAATTATGCTAACTATAAACAACTTGTAGGAAGAATACAAGGAGTTGAATGGGCAGAAGAAGTTTTAAAATCAATAATTAAAAAAATGTATGAAGGAGAAGAAGAATAATGCAACAAGTAAGCATGGCAAAAAGTATTAAAAATGATATGTGGATTTCAGATGAAGATAAAGAAAATCCAGATGTATTACCAGATTTACCTGGGTATCATATTTTAGTAAGACCTGTTTCTATTAAAGAAAAAACTAAAGGTGGTATATTATTACCAGACTCTACCAGAGATGATATGGCTTATCTTACTACAGTAGGACAAGTTGTTGCTATGGGTGATTTAGCTTATCATGATATGGAAAAGTTTCCTAAAGGACCTTGGTGTGAACTAAATGACTATGTATGTTATGGTAAACATGCAGGTCAAAAGATACAATATAAAGGAATAAAGTATATTCTTTTATATGATGACCAGATAATTATGAAGGTAGAAAGTCCTAAAACATTAGACCCAACCTTTAATTTATCTAAATATAGTGTATAATAATACTTGCACACTTTAAAATAATATAGTATAATATTAATTATAACGTAACTCGTATGTGTCGTTAGCAACGAAAGGGAATAAAATGCAGCAAGAGCAAGAATGGAGTGAAGTCCAAACTGAAAAACCAGAAAAAGAAAAAATAGAATTTGAAGTAGAAAAAGACGAACCAAAAAAAGAAGAAGTAAAACAAGAAGTAAAAACACCAGAACCTGAAGTAAAAAAAGAAGAACCTAAAGAACTTGAAGGTATAAATACAAAAGGTGCAGAAAAAAGAATTAGACAATTAATTAAGCAAAGAAAAGATAGAGATGAAGAAGTTGCTAGATTAATTAAACAAAATGAAGAATTAACATCTAAGTTAAATAATACACAAAAAGAATTTACAAATATAAGTAAATTAAATTTAGATGCAACAGAAAAACAATTAAAAGATAAATTAGAGCTTGCAAGAACAAATTATAAAGCAGCACATGAAGAAGGAAACACAGAAAAAATATTGCAAGCACAAGAGTTTCTTAATGATGCACAAAATGATTTAAAATCAGTAGGTGCAACAAAACAGCAGTTTAAGGAGCCAGAGGTTCAACCACAACAACAAGTGCAACAACCTCAACAACAATATCAACAACCAACTCCTGACCCTAAAGCACAAAGTTGGGCAGAAAAAAATGATTGGTTTGGCGAAGATAAAATAAGAACTGCTGCTGCTCTAGCAATAGATGCAGATTTAAAAGAAGAAGGTTTTAATCCAACTGATGACGATTACTACACAGAAATCGACAATAGATTAAAAGAAGCCTTTCCTCATAGGTATCAAACTCAAGAGGTAGAACCAAAAGAGGAAAATCGTACGCAGGAAACGTCACCTGCTCAAGTAGTTGCAGGAGGTACACGTAGCACTCCTAGTTCCAATAAGAAAGTTAAACTTTCAAAAGAAGATGTAAGATTAGCTAACAAATGGAATATACCACTTGAACAGTATGCTCAAGAAAAACTGAAAGCAACTAATGCTGAAGGTGAGTATACAACAATAAACATGCAACGTGGAGGTAAATAAATGACAACACGAACAAATACACGTAGTTCTCAACTTAGAGAAAATAATACTAACGAAGAAATGAATTATCAATTTGAAGAACAAGATAGTTTACATATACCTGAAGCAATAGTTAATCGTTTCAAAGACGAAGGAATGACTCTTGGATGGTTAAGAATATCTCTTAGAGGTCAAGATGATTTTAAATATATTGGTAAAAAAATGCAAGAAGGTTGGAAATTTGTTGATATGAAAGAAGTACCTGAGTTAGAACAAACATCAGTCGTGAAGATGGAGGGAAGATACTCTGGAGCAGTCTGTCGTGGAGATATTGCGTTAGGTAAAATACCTACCAAGTTATTCCAAAGTAGAAATGAGTTTTACAAGAATAAGTCTGACCAATTAATGGATGCAGTAAATAGTCAATTAATGAGAGGAAACAATTCTAGCATGCCCATTTCAAATAGTAGTAAAACCACAGTAACAAAAGGTAGACAACCTAGTTTTCAAAAATAATCCTTTTGTTACATTTTTTAACAATAAAGGAGAATGAACATGGCAAGTGTTAATAGCCCAAGAGGTTTAATCCTCGCTAAAAAAATTGGTTCAGGTTCTAATTCTACTGGTATACGTACTATTGATGTTAATGTTAGTCCAAAAGTTGCTTCTGCGTTAATACCAAATGACATCTTTACAGGAGACATTATACACATTGAATCTGCAGGAACTATCAAACCTGTAGGTGCAGGAGTTAATGTAAGAGCTGTAGGTGTTTTTCAAGGGTGTAGTTTCGTAGATTCAAATGGAGACCAACAATTCAAGAGAAGTTATACTGGTGGAGTAACTGCTACTGATGTAAAAATTCATGTAGCTAGTGACCCTAACCAAACATATTTCGTACAAGCAGACGCAACAGTAACAGCATCAGCAGGAATAGGAACTGTTCCTGTTAACTGTAACATAGCAACAGGAACTGGAAGTCATAAAACAGGTCAAAGTGCTATGGCATTAGATGCTGATACACCAGTTTTAACTCAAAGTCAATTAAGAGTTATACGTAGAGCACCTTGGGATACAGGTATTGGAGCATCAGCAGGTGTGACAGATGCGTATCCTTGGTTCGAAGTATATTTAAATAACCATAACGACAGATTTCAATCGACTTCTGTATGTTCAGCTTAGAATAGGAGATAAATTATGCCAATAAATAGAGCTAGTATTAGTAAAGAACTCCTTCCTGGACTGAATGCAGTCTTTGGAATGGAGTATGGAGAAGTTAATGATGAGCATTTACCACTATATGAAATAGAAAATTCAGATAGGTCTTTTGAAGAGGAAGTCCTCTTTACAGGATTTGGTGCTGCTCCAACAAAAAATGAAGGTGCTGCTGTAGTTTATGATGATGCAGGAGAAAGCTTTACAGCTCGTTATACAAACGAGACTATTGCTTTAGCTTTTGCAATCACAGAAGAAGCTATGGAAGATAACCTATATGATACTTTTGCTAAATTAAGAGCAAAAGGATTAGCAAGAGCTATGGCTCATACCAAACAGGTTAAAGCTGCAAAGCTATATAACGAAGGATTTACCACAGCACAAGGTGATGGACAACCACTATTTAGTGCAAGTCACCCAACTGTGCAAGATGGTAACCAAAGTAATATAGGTACAGCAGCAGCAATCTCAGAAGCAAGTCTAGAATCTGCTGTAATTGCAATTCAAAAGTTTAAAGATGATAGAGGAATCTTAATTGGTTCATCTGCTGTATCTTTACACGTACCAATAGACTTAATGTTTACTGCTGATGTATTATTAAATACACCAGGAATTGTAGGTAGTGCAGATAATGACATAAACTCTGTTAGAAACTTAGGAGTATTCCCAAGTGGTTATTTTACTAACAGAAGATTTACTGACACTAATGGTTACTTTATTAAAACTGATGTTCCTAATGGTTCAAAGATGTTCAATAGAACACCTTTACAAACTAAGATGGAACCAGATTTTGATACTGGTAACTTACGTTTCAAAGCCAGAGAAAGATATTCATTTGGAGTATCTGACTGGAGAGGTTGGTTTGGTAATCAAGGTGCTTAACCATTAATAACTAGGGGGAGTTGAAATATACTCTCCCTACTATAAGGATTTAAAATGGCAACAAATATTAGAACAGTTAATAAAAGAGCAGGAGATGGAGATATTATTGCTACTCCTGATAGAACAAGAATATTAGGAGTTCATTCTTATTCTACTATAGCAGGTGTAATAGCTATTGGTGACCAAACAGGTACAGTAATAACTTATGAAGTTCCTGCAAGTGCAGAATCAGATATGTACTTTGGAGAAATGGGTGTATTGTGTAGTGGGACAGTAAGTATATCTACACCAAATGCAGGTAGTGTTACTTTAATAACAGGATAGTATAGTGCCTAATTATTCATTTCTTAAAACTGATATAATAAATACTATAGAAAATAATTCATCAGAGTTTGAAGAACATATTCCTTACTTTGTTGAAAAAGCTGAAGGTAGATTAGTAAAAGAACTAGATGATTCTGGTTTAGATAACTATTCTACTTTTTCATTTACAGCTTCTGACCCAGTAGTTAGTTTACCTGCTGATACATTAGTTGTAAGAAATGTAAACTTTACCACAAGTGTTTCAACCACAGCAGTTCCTGCTAATTCAAAAGTTAATTTATTACAAAGACCTTATGAATATGCAATAGATTATTTTCCTTTTGCTAGTGCATCAACAGGAACTCCAAGATATTATTCAAGAAAAACTAATACACAAATTTATATTGTACCAACACCTGCATCTGCAGTATCAGGTGAAATACAATTTACACGTAGACCTTTAGCTTTAGCTAGTGCTACAGGTACAAGTGTAACAACATCAAACTATTTTAGTGAGTTTTGCTATAATGCTTTATTTGCAGCATGTATGGTAGAAGCTACATATTTTATAAAAGACTTTCCTACATTAGCTAACTGGGAAAGTAAGTATAAAAATTCAATAGATGCTTTACGTAATCAATCTAGAAGAACAAGACAAGATGATATGCAAACAGCTTCTAATCCTTCAGGAGGTCCTAATACAGTAATACAAGGAGCACAATAATGATAAATAAGTCAAAAATAAATAAACAAATTGTTAAAGCAAAAGTAGGAAAACTAATAGTTAAAGGTTTAAAAAAAGTTGCTTCAAAGAAAAAAGGTAGACCTAAAAGTGAAGGTCCTACTAAAAAAGTTTTTATTGATAAACCTATTACTCCTACAAATCAACAAAGTCTTTTAAAACAATATAAAACAGTAAAAGATAGATTTGAAAAACAACAAGGTATAATGAAAAGTATTAGAGAAGGAGGTAATAAACCAATAACAGAAGGGCAAAGAAAATCTACAGAATCTTTTATTAGAACTATGATATTTGGTAGTCCTGCTAAAGGTCCAACAGTAGTTAAAATTACAGAAAAAAATCTTAGAAGAGCTTATAAAGAAGGTAATGAAAAATTAAAAAAATTAGGTAAAGAAATAGATAAAGGACAATCTATAAGAAGTAAAATGCAAAAAAAGTCTAAAGTACCTGCAGGTCAAGATACTTTATATTATAAAAAAGGAACACGTAAATCAACAATTAGTAAACCTAGAGGTTTTGGAGCAGCTAGGTATAATAAAGGGAGAAAATAATGACAACAAAAATTTTAAATAAGTTGCTTCAAATGGCTATTAAAAAATCATCAGAAGACTTATCAAAAAAATATACTGGAAAAACTTTAACAAATATATTAAAAAGTATTTCTAAAAATAAAGGTCAATTAGAAGATAAAGGAATAAAGATAGGTCCTTTAAAAAAGAAAGTAGCTAGTGCTAAAAATAAAAGAAAAGATTATGTAATGGACCAAGATGCAGAAAATAGATATGGTAAAATAGCTCAAGGTGCTATGAAAGATGGTAAAGAAGTTCCACTTACTTTACGTAAAAAAGGTGGTATGACAAAAAGAAAAAAAGGTGGTATGATTGGAAATGGTAATCAATTCGTAGCATCACTTTATAAAGGAGATAAATAATGCAAATAAAAACTAGCACTTTAATAGTAGGAGCTAATGCAAGAACTATTAATAAATCTGTAGGTAAAGTAACAAGTGCTCATCCAACTGGTCAAGGTTATGGTAAGGCTAGAAGAGGTCCACAAGTTACAGGGCAAATCGAAGCTCAAGTTAAAGAAGAGCCTAGAGAATATAAAACTCAGGGAGAATAATTATGCCAGTAAAAAAAGTAGTTAAAAAAGTTATTAAAAAATATTCAGACCTTACACCTGAGGGTTTTCTTAAACCACAAGTAAAATTACCAAAAAGTTTTAAAAAACCAAAAGTACGTGTTGGAGCTGCTGAAGATTTTATTGATAAAATGATTGCAAAAGGAAAAAAAGGAACAAAATCAAAAACAAAAAAAGCTGCAGGTGGAGTAATTAAAAAAATTACTAAAAAAGTTACTGAAGGTATAAAAAAACGTGGTCGTAAATCTAAAAGAGGTAGACCTAAAAAGAAAGTTGAAACTCCAGTAGTTGCTAAGAAAAAACAAGACCCTTTTAAAATTACAAAACAAAAAGGTGAAAGTGCTGAAGATTTTAAAAAAAGAAAAGCAGCTATAAATAAATTAAGAAAACAACAAGAAAAAGAAATGGCTAAAGAGATGGGAACAAAAAAACCATCTGAAAAAGATAGAACTGAAAAGTCTATGATTAAACCTCCTTTAAAAAGAGAAATGTCTAAAGCTAGAAGAAGAAGATTAGTTATGCAAAGATTAATGGGAACTAATCCTAAAACAGGTGAAAGTAAAGATATAGGTAGAATGGGTTTTCCTATTTCAGAAACTATGAGAGATTTAGGTTATACTGGTAGTAGAAAAGGTGGTTTAGATTTAACTGAAGAACAACTAAGAAATATGGGTTTTCAAATTAAAAAAGCAGGTGGTGCATTAAAAGATATACCTGCAGGAAATAAAGGATTACCTAATTTACCAACTGCTGTTAGAAATAAAATGGGATTTAAAAAAATGGGTGGTAGAGTTCAAAAAAGAGCAGGTGGTGGAATGGCACTTAGAGGTTTAGGAGCTACAAGAAAAAAATAATGCCTAGAAAGAAAAAAATAAAAGGCAAAGGCATGAAGGGCATGTCTATTAAAAGTGGAGATAAAAGACCCACTAAACAAGGTGCAGGATTAACAGCAAAAGGTGTAGCTAAATATAGAAGACAAAATCCTGGAAGTAAATTACAAACTGCTGTTACTGAAAAGAAACCAACAGGTAAAAGAGCAGCAAGAAGAAAAAGTTTTTGTGCTAGGTCTGCAGGACAAATGAAAAAGTTTCCTAAAGCAGCAAAAAACCCTAACTCAAGATTAAGACAAGCAAGACGCAGATGGAGGTGCTAACTGTCATATTTAATAAGCAATATTCCCCATTTTAAATGTTGGGTA